AATTTCGCTCGCGTAAATCTAATTCCCGCCGCGCGCGGGGATTGCACCTTTAAACCCTATTCAAACCCAATCGGAGCAACCAATGGAAGAAAAAGATCTTGAGAAGGAAATCCAGGCCAAGGGCCTGACGGCGCCGCGCATCAGCCCCGCAGATCTTGACGCAAACATCGCGGACGTGGAGATCGTCAAGCATGTCACGAAAGCCGGGAAGGTTTTGCGCTGGGCTGTACTCACGACTCGCAACGGCTTCGCCGTCGCAGGGAAGCCGTCTGCATCTGTCTCCGTCGAAAACGACAATGCGGAGATCGGTGAAAAGGTGGCGATTGCAAACTCGCGTGATGAGCTTTGGCCGTTGATGGGTTACGAGCTGCAAAGCAAGTTGAGTTAGTTTTTCACTGCCCGTGGGTGCGCGGGGATTGCCCTTTTATCACTGACTCGGCAGCCTCCGAGCGCCGGCTAAGCCCGGCACTCAAACCCCGCAGCCCGGCCCCCATGCCGGGCTTTTTACATCCATCAGGACTCACCCATGCCACTCATCACAGCCCCGCTGGCCGAGCCGGTTACCCTGGCGGAAGCCAAGGCGTGCCTGCGCATCGATGACGACCTGACTGATCAGGACGCCCTCATCACGTCCCTGATCGTCAATGCCCGTCAGCAGGCCGAACACCGCACCGGCCGGCGCTTCGGGATGCAAACGTGGGAGCGGGTGCTGGACGCCTTCCCCGGCTGGGCAATCCTGCTGCCCGATCCGCCTGTCCACGCTATCGTCAGCATCAAGTACGACGACGCCACGGCCATCGAGCGCACGCTTGATCCTGCAGCCTATCGCCTGCGGCCCTACAGCGAGCCCGCCGCCATCATGCCGGTCACTACCTGGCCCACCACGCTGGCCGAGCCGGGTGCGGTGCGCATCCGCTACACCTGCGGCGTCACCGCCACCGACGCCGATTGGGCCAGCCTGCGCGCCTGGATGCTCCTCTCCATCGGCGTGTGGCACCGGCCCTCCGCCGTCGATTCCGCGCCCACCTACGCCCTCCCTGACGATTTCTGGAACGGCCTGCTGGATCCCCTGCGCTTTTACGGCACGGTCACCGCGTAATGCCCACCACTTTCAGCGCCGCCCAGCTCGACACCCGCGTCGACATACTGGCCAGCGCCGCCACGCCCGACGCCGCTGGCCAGCCCATCCACGCTTGGTCTGTGCTGTTCCACACCTGGGCCAACGTGCGCTACCCCTCCGGCGTCGAAAGCATCCGCGCCGGTGCCGAAGCCTCTACCCTGCGCGCCAGTGTCCGCATTCGCTACCGCGCCACCATCACCGAAGCCATGCGCGTGCGCCTGCGCGAAGGCGACTTTGAAATCATCGCCTGCCTGCCCAAAGGTAACGAATGGCTTGATCTGGTCTGCGAGCACCGAAAATGAGCCTCACACTCAAAACAGACCTGTCCAGCTTCGACCGCCTCATGTCCACCATGACGCTCGACGTTGAAGCGGCTGCCCGGCCCGCCGCCCAGGCCGGCGCCGAAGTCTTCTACAAGCAAGTCAAGCTCAACGTCGCCGGCCTCGGCCGGGTCACTGGCAACCTCGACAGCGCCATTTACCAAGCCTACAGCGCCAACAACTCCGGCAAGGGCAGGGCGGTCTATCACGTCAGCTGGAACGCCAAAAAAGCCCCGCATGGCCACCTCGTTGAATTCGGCCACATCCAGCGCTACAAAGTATTCACCGGTAAGGATGGCCACTGGTACACCGCCATCCGCCCTGGCATGAAAGGCAAAAAAGCGCCATCGCGTAAAGCCCCCCAGGCCGTCAAGGATGCCTATTACATCCCGCTCGATGCCCCCCGGCAAGTCGCCGCCCAGCCGTTTGTACGCCCGGCCCTGGCTGTTGCCCCGCAAGCCGCCGAAGCCTCTGAAAAAGCCCTCCGCGCCTATCTGCGCAAAACCTGGTTGATCTGACCATGAGCCTCGAATCCGCCCTCGTTGCCGCCCTCAGCCCGCTGGTCTCCGGTCGGGTATTTCCCGACGTCGCCCCGCTCGACACCCCGCGCCCCTACATCACTTACCAGCAAATCGGCGGCAACCCGGTCACCTACGTCGGCAAAGACCTGCCCGACACCGAAAACGCCCAGGTTCAAATCAACATCTGGGGCACAACCCGGCTCGAAGTCTCCATCGTGCGCAAACTCGCTGAAAACAACCTCATTGCCTCCACCGCGTTCGAGGCCCGCCCGGCCTCCGGCCCCATTTCGCAGCACGAACCCGACATGACACCCCCCGGCTACGGCACGCAACAAGACTTCACCATCTGGCTGCCCCGCTAACCCCACTTTTCACCCAGCACCAACCCGCTCCGGCGGGTTTTTTCATTCAGGAGACCCGCAATGGCCCAAGTACCCACCGGCACCATCTTTTCCGTCGCCACCGCCTTCGGCGCCGACAAAACCATCACCGCCATCACCAACGCCTCTGTCGCTGTCGTCAGCTGCGTGGCCCACGGCTTCAGCAATGGCGACATCGTCGAAGTCACCAGCGGCTGGGGCAAGCTCAACAAGCGTGCTTTCCGCATCGCCACCGTGTCTGCGGATAGCTTCCAGCTCGAAGGGCAAGACACCACCAACACCGGCTTCTACCCCACCGGCTCCAGCGCTGGCAGCGCCCGCAAGGTCACCACCTGGCAGCAGCTCGAAAAGATCATGAACCCGCAGTCCAACGGTGGCGACCCCAAAACTGTCAATTACAAGTACATCGAATCTGACGTCGAATACTCCATCAACGACGGCTTCAGCGCCACCAGCTACACCCTCGAGCTGGACGCCGACGCCATCGGCGGCGCCGGCTACAACGCCCTCAAGAGCCTCACTGAAGTGCAAACCGACACCATCATGCGCATGCAACTGCGCTCCGGCTCGCCGATCTACCTGCCCTGCAAGGTCGCGCTGAACGAAAACGTCAAGCTCACCGACGGCCAGATCAACCGCGTCACCGCCGCCTTCAACGGCAACAACCGCGCCACCCGCTACGCGGCTTAACCCCTGCCATCGCCGGCCCCGCGGGGCCGGCTTTCAGCCCGCCGGGTCGCCCCCGCTGCGGGTCTTTTTCATTGCACAGGACAAAAACATCATGGCAACCAAAATCAAGCTTGGCCAGCGTCCCGCCAGTTTCAAAAAAACCATCACTTTCCCCATTCATGCCGGCGAGCAAGGCGTCATCGAATGCACCTTCAAGTACCGCACCCGAACCGATTTCGGTGCCTTCGTCGATGCCATCTTCAAGGCCGCCGGCCAAGCTACCCCCCAGGGTGATGATTTCTCCATGGAGCGGCTGATGGAAGCCACTCGCGACAAAAACGCCGACTACCTGCTCGAAGCCCTCGAAGCCTGGGACGTCGACCAGCCACTCAACCGCGCCAATGCCCAGCGCCTGGCCGACGAACTGCCCGGCGCCATCGTGGCGATCATGGAAGGCTACCGCGCCGCCTCCGTCGAAGGCCGCCTGGGAAACTGACTGCAGCGGCACGCGCCGCCCACTACCGGACCCCGTCAGCCAGCGAGCTGGCCGGATCCGGCCTCACCCCCGAAGACTACGCCCTCGACCCCGTCGAAATCTGGCCCGAAAACTGGCCCGTCGTGCAGCTCTTCCTGCGCCTCTCCACCCAGTGGCGCCACGGCTTCAACGGCCCCACCGGGCTCGATCACAACGTCACCGTGCAATTCATCGACCGCAGCGGCTTTACCGGCCCCGACTGGTGGCGCGTGATGGACGAAATACAACTCATGGAGCGCGCGGCGCTCATGGCAATGCGAGGCGACACCGATGGCAACTGAAGACCGCAAAGTACAAATCGGCGTCGAAGTCGACGCCACGCAAGCCAAAGAGGGCTTTGCCGAAGTCAAGCAGGGCGCCCATGACATGGCCACGTCCGTGGGCACCGCCGGCACCCAGGCCAGTAAAGGGCTCGACAGCCTGGGCAGCGCCGGAGAAAAAGCCTCCGCCAAGCTCGACCGCAGCACCAAATCCATCGTCAGCAGCATTCAGCGCACCACCGCCGCCGCCGAAGCCGGTGGCACGGCCACCACCGGCTACTACGAAGCCATCGCACGCCAGCGCGGCGTCAGCGTCGATGCCCTGCGCCCCTATCTCGACCAGCTCGACGTCGCCACTGCCAAGCAAAAAGCCGCCGTCACCGGCGTGGTGGACATGACCTTGAGCGCTGGCCAGCTCAAAAACGCCCTGCGCGGCGTACCGGCCCAATTTACCGACATTGCCACCAGCCTTGCCTCGGGGCAGGCCCCGCTTACCGTGCTCATGCAGCAAGGCGGCCAGCTCAAAGACGTGTTCGGTGGCGCTGGCAACGCCGCCCGCGCCATGGGCAGCTACGTCGTTGGCCTCATCAACCCCTTTACCATCCTGGCCACCACGGTGGGCGTCGTTGGCACGGCGTACTACCAAGGCAGCAAAGAGGCCGACGCCCTCGCCAAGTCCATCATCCTCACCGGCAACGCAGCCGGTGCATCGGTGGGCCAACTGCAAGACATGGCCAAAGCCCTGGCCGCTGCCACCGGCGCCACCCAGGGCGCAACCTCCGGCGCCCTCGAGCAAGCCGTCAGCACCGGCAAGGTCGTCGCTGCCAACCTGCAGCTGGTCAGCGAGGCCGCCGTCCGCCTCGAACGCGCCACCGGCAAGGCCATTTCCGAAACTGTCAGCGAGTTCGCCGAGCTGGGCAAAGAGCCCGTCAAAGCCTCCGAAAAGCTCAACGACAAATACAACTACCTCACTGCCTCGGTCTACGCCCAGATCAAGGCCCTCGAAGAGCAAGGCAAAACCCTCGAAGCCGGCGCCCTGGCACAGCAAACCTACGCCAACGCCATGAACGGGCGGTCTGAACAGATCGTCCAGAACCTTGGCCACATCGAAGCCGCATGGAAGGGCATTGTCGGCACTGCAAAGAGCGCGTGGGACGCCATGCTGGGCGTTGGCCGCCAAGCCGGCCTATCCGACCAGATCGCCGAACAAAAACGCATCATTGAAGGCATTCGTGACGGCTCCGAAACCGGAAATATCGACGTGGCCCAAAAGCGCCTTGCCGCACTCGAAGCCATCGGGAAAACCGAAGCCCGTAACGCCGCCGTCACAGCTGAAGTCAATCTTCAGACAAAGGCCAGCATTGCTCTTGCCGCAGAGGTTGATAAAGGGTTAGGGAAAAAAGAGCAACGGCAGCGCGATATAAACAAGCTGCAAGAGATTTACATTCAAGCCGTAAGCGGCGGCAACAGAACTCAGGCCGAAATGCTGGCTGAGGCCGACAAGTTCAACCGCGCAATGGCAGGAATCGAAGAGAAGTATGCGGACAAAGGTCGGAGTAAAAAAGCCGGCAAATCCCAAGAACAAAAAGACGCCGAAGAACTCGAAAAAATCCTCGATCGCATCAACGGCAAGTCCTCCGGCCTCGACGCCGGCTACTACAAAGACCTGCAAGCCCTCTTCGCCGCCTACAAGGGCGGCAAGCTCGACCTTGAAGCCTACCGCGGCGCCGTCGAAAAGCTCACCGTCAGCCAAAAATTCCACACCGATGCCGTCGCCGCCGACAAAAAGGCCCGCGAAGAAGCCCAAAAGGCCCAAGACGCTTACTTCGAAAACTGGCAAAAGTACCTTGTCGGCCTCGATCAAGAAGCCGCCAAGCTCGAAGACCAAGCCGCCACCTACGGCCTCGGCCGCCGGGCTCTGGCTGCGCTCACCCTCGCCCGGGCCGAAGACACCCTGCAAAAAGCCCGCGACAACGGCGTCGCCGACGACTACCTCGCCAAGCTGGAACAGGAAGTCGAGCTTCGCAAGCGCATCGCCGCCGCCACCGCATCGCTCGACGTCGAAGAAGCCAACGCCAAAGCCGCCGAAAAAGCCGGCCAAGAATGGCAACGCGTGTCTGACGACATCGGCCGCGGCCTCACCGACGCCATCTTCACCGGCGGCAAAGACGGCTGGGAACTCCTCAAAAAAACCATCGAAGCCACCGTAATCCGCGCCGCAGTGCAGCCCATGGTCACCCAGGGCGTGCAGGGCATCATGCAGTCCATGGGCTTCGGCGGCAGCAGTGGCGCAGGTGGTGGAGGCTTCAGCATCGGCAACCTGGGCGGCCTCATCAACACCGGCAGCCAGCTTGCCGGCCTAAGTGGCGGCCTGTCGGCCTTTACCGGTGCTGCGGGTTACATGCAGCTCGGCAGCATGGCCAGCAGCTTCACCACTGGCCTGTCGGCCGCAGCCGGCGGCGCTGATCTTGCCGGCGCCATTGCCGCCTACAACGCCGCCGGCATGGGCGCCACTGCTACCAGCCTCGGCGCCGGAGCCAGTGCGGCCGGTGCACTGGGCTCGTCGGCCGGAATGGTAGGCACGGCCCTTTCCGGCCTTGCCACTGCGGCCCCCTACCTGGCCGTCGCCCTGCTGGTGGCCGACCAGCTCGGCGCATTCAAAGGCCCCACCTACCACCATGGCGGCGCCTGGACTGCTGGCACCGACGGCACCAGCATGGCCGCCACCGCCGCCACCGAACCCGATTGGCGCCTCACCTGGGGCGCCTACAACTCCGACCGCTCATCCGGCTACGACACCGCTGCCAAGTCGATATCTGAAGGCCTCATCAAGCAGCTTGCCGTCACCTCCACGTCATTGGGCGGCCTCGGGCAATACAAGGTGTCCAGCCGCTTTGTGTCCGATAACGACGACTGGTCCGAAGGCGCCATCCGTATCGTCGACGCCGCCGGCAAGCGCGTCGTCGACTTCGAAAAGCGCTACACCGCCAACGGCGCCGAAGCGATGAAAGCTTTTGCCGAAGACGTGCCCCGCATGCTCTACAAGGCGCTGCAAAAAACCGACTTGTCTCCCGTCGCCAATGCCATGCTGCGCAGCATCGACCCCATGACAGCCAGCCTCGAAGAGCTCACCGCCTCGCTCTCCCAGGCGCAAACCGTCATGGCCGTCCTGTCGGTCTCCACCGACGACGTGCTCAAGTCCGCCGCCGAAGCCAGCATGACCGCCACCGAAGCCTGGTATTCCAGCGGTGACAAACTGCGTGCCATGGCCGCCTCGGCCTCCATGTCGATCGACACCATCGTCTCCGGCCTCAAAGAGCGCTACGACGCCGAAATTGCCCTGCTGGCCAACCTCGACGCCGTCAGCAAGCAAACCACCCAAACCGTCAGCGAATCCATTCGCAACCTCAAGTTTGGCCTGCTCGACACCGAAGGCCAGTACGCCATGCTCGACGCCGAAGCTGCGCGCTACATGGACACCCTGCGCACCCTCACCGACCCCACGCTCATTGCCGAGTACGTCGGTAAGCTCAACGGCACCATTAACCAAGCCTGGGGCCTGATCCCCGACGGCATCAAAGAAGACACCGCACAAGCCTTCATCGACCGCTTCACCCAGCTCGAAACCCTTGCGCAAACCCGCATCGAATCCGCCCGGCAGCAGGCCATCGACGACCAAAAGCAACTGGCCAGCGTGATCAGCACCGCCATCATCGACGCCTTCGGCGGCGTCGCCCCGGCAATTCAAGAGGCCGCCGATAGCATCCCGAAAACCATATCAATCAGCTTCCTCGGCTCGGGCGCCCGCAACGTCGCCACCACCGAAGTCGGCTACTGATCAGGCCCCCCGCCATGCGCACCCTCACCTCCGCCATGCAGGCCGCAACAGAGGCCCGCATCACCCGCCCGCTGCACCTGGTCCGCATCGACTCCACTCCCGTGCTCCGGTTTTGCACCCTGGCCACGCTCACCCTCATGGGCGAATCGTGGCAAGAAGCCGGCCTGCAAATCACCGGCCTCGGCAGCGACGGCGCCCCGACCCTGGTATTCACCGACCCTGACGGCGCCATCGCTACCGCAGTGCTCCAGGGCCTGCTTGACGATGTGCCCGTCACCATCTGGTCGGGCGACGCCCAAGCCCTCGCCGATGCCGACCCGGTCATCCAATGGCAAGGCGCCACCGACGGCGCCAGCATCGACCCCGCATCCGGCCGCGTCAGCATCAGCCTATCGGCCGCACCCTCTGCAGCCCTCTACGCCCCGCGCCTCCTCTACGGCCCGGCCATGGGCATGCACACCATGATCCCGGCCGGCGCCGTCATCAAAGTCGGCGACAAAACCTACACCGTGGAGCGCAAATAATGGCTGACTTTCCCCGCCTCTCCTTCGACGCCGAAACCGCCGAAGAGC